TAATAATTTGATTGTATTGTCTATATTTGTTTTGCTACTATTTTCCAAAAGTTTCATATCTTCGATAGAAAGATCAATATAAATATCAGAATTCTTTACATGAATTTGGTAATCACTATGTTCACTTTCTCCGACACCATATCCAAGAGAAGAAAGATAATCTAAAAAAGTAGTAGTCTTTTTGATATTTACCTTACTTTCCTCAATAACTCCACCAAGTAAATCATTTACCGTAACATGGAAATATTCAGCAATAGATTGTACTGCATCAATAGAAGGGGTTCGTTGTCCTTTTTCCCAATAATTTACAGATGCTTGTGCAACTCCTAAATCATTAGCTAATTTCTTTTGTGATAAATGGTGTTTGGTTCTAAGTGAATATAGTATGTCTTTAAATTCCAAGTTGTGCCACCTCCTGTTGATAACTAGAATAACACAACCCACTTAAAATATAAACACTTTTGTTATTGACATGATAACACCATAGTGATAAGATTGCAATAACAAAACAAATCACAATAGTGATTGAGCGAAAGAGGGTGTAAAAATGATAGTTAATAATTCTAAATTACAGATTGCTTTAGCATCAGCCTGTATGAATCCTTACGATTTATGTGCAAAGATAGATATTTCATATCAGACATACAGAAGGATATCAACTGGGGAAAGATGCAAAACAGCTACAGTTGGAAAAATTGCAAAGGCTTTAAATGTTCAGGTGCAAGATATTATTGAGTTGGAGAGTGATTAAATGAGATACCGGATTGAATATGCTGATGGTAAATGTTGCAGCTTTGCCAACAGCAGCAGAGATTTAATTGATTGGTTGAAACTTCTGAAAGACGAAACAATCAGTGACATCAGAAAGATTTATAAAAGTGGTGCTACTGATTCAGTCAAAGAAAAATATCAGAAGTATATCAATATTTAGAGGTGTTGCAGCACCGTGAAAATTTTTAGATGTAACCAAAACCAAAGGGATGTATTTTATAAAAATAAATTATGGAAAGGGGTGAGATAAGAAAATGAATACTTTGTACAAAGGGTACATAAAGACAAAAGGCAAGAAAGCTATTGAAGCATTCAAAGACCGGACAAAATACCGCACTTATGACGAAGTGAAGAATCTTGAAGGGTTCGGTGGTGTTCTTGCTGATGATACCATCCTGATAGATATTGACGATGCTGAACAGTCTGAAATTTTAATGAACATTGTGGAAGAATATCAGCTTGATTGCCGGGTGTATTGTACAAGCCGGGGCAGACATTTTTTATTTAAGAATCATAGTATTACAAGGAACAGGACACATGTACCGCTTGCGGTTGGTCTGACAGCAGATATAAAACTTGGTACACGTTCATCATATGAAGTAATCAAGATTGACGGTGAAGAACGCTTTATTGAGTGGGACATTGAAGAAGGTGGAACATATCAGGAAGTTCCAAAATGGTTGTTCCCGGTTCGTACAGCGGTTGACTTTCTTGATATGGATGCAGGTGACGGACGCAATCAGGCATTATTCAATTATATCCTGACACTTACATCAAATGATTTTAGTGTTGATGATACAAGAGAATGTATCAGGATTCTGAACAGATTTGTTCTGAAAGAGCCGTTATCTGATGATGAACTGGAAGTGATTCTTAGGGATGAAGCATTTCAAAAACCTGTATTCTTTTGTGATAAGACATTCCTGTTTGACCGTTTTGCAACATGGCTTAAGAATAACTATCATGTAGTAAAGATAAATAATCAGTTACATATCTACCAAAATGGTATATATGTAGAAGGTGAAAATTTAGGTACTGTCATAAGGGAAAATATACCAGATATAAAGAAAAATCAAAAAGCGGAAGTGTTTGACTGTTTGAGAGATATTACAGAGTGTAAAGCACAGGCAGATGCACGTTATATAGCATTCAGGAATGGTGTGTTGGATATTGTGACCGGACAGATGCAACCATTCAGCCCTGATTTGGTTATTACCAATCAAATACCTTGGGACTATAACCCGGAAGCCTACAGTGAACTTGCTGATGATACACTGAACAAATTAGCTTGCGGTGATCAACCGATCAGGGCATTACTGGAAGAATGCATTGGCTATTGCTTTTACAGGGCAAATGATTATAAAAAGTCATTCATGCTAACAGGAAAAGGAAATAACGGTAAAAGTACATTCCTTGATTGTGTCAAGGCAATTCTTGGTGATGGGAATATATCAGCACTTGACCTTAAGGAATTAGGGGACAGGTTCAGCACATCAATGATGTTCGGAAAACTGGCAAATATCGGTGATGATATTGGTGATGATTTCCTGCAAGGTTCACAGGTGGCAACATTCAAGAAAGTAGTTTCAGGTAACAGAATCAAAGCAGAAAGAAAAGGGCAAGACCCTTTTGAGTTTAACCCTTATGTGAAGCTGCTGTTTTCAGCAAATGACATACCAAGAATGAAAGATAAGACCGGGGCGGTATTAAACAGGCTTGTAATTATTCCATTCAATGCAAGATTTACAAAGTATTTACCAAGTGGTGAAATTGACCCGGATTACAACCCTAAAATCAGATATGAACTTGTTGAACAAAGTTCAGTTGAATATTTGATCAGAGTAGGTGTTGAAGGACTGAAAAGAATCATTGAAAATCAGGGATTTTCAAAATCAGATGCAACAGAACAAATGGCAGAAGAATATGATTTGATGAATAATCCTATAAAAGGATTTTTTGCAGAACAGGAAGAAGGGTATATTTTCAGGGAAACAGTTCAGGACATATTTACAAGATATCAACTATATTGCAATGATTGCGGTATTAAACCGGAAACAAAAATTTCTTTTGGTAAAACTGTAGCTGAAATGTTTCAGGTTGAAAGTAAGAATACAAGAGTAAACGGTAAACAGGTAAGATTTTATAAACAAATATAGCTTTAATAGCTGTTGTAGCTTTATATGTAGCTGATAAAATATTGTAAATTCAATTATTTTTAGAATCAGCTACAGAAGCTACAAAAAATGATAACTTCTTTATAATTTCTAATTATTATAGGTTAAATTTCTATGTATATATTATTTATTTAGAAAAATATAAAGAAATAGGAAAATCTGTAGCTGTGTAGCTGTAAAAAATAGAGGTGGAAAATATGAGTAAAGTCTTAGATTACATGATAAGAAAATACAAAATTGAATGGACAATCAACATTGAAGATATTGACAAATGTGTGTGCTTTATACATGAACCGAATGATAACTGCATCCGGGTAAATATGTTTTTAAATTCATTTGATCAGATAGAGCCAATGAAAGAAAAGGCTTTACATCATATTAAGACAGGAAAAATGTGTGAAGGGAGAATACAGATATAATTATGAATCACTATGAAGCACTTGTAAAACATCCATATGTTGAAAGACAGAACAAAATGTTTATTCTGTTGAATAATGCAGAGCCGGAAACAGTAGAAACGTTCATGATCGTATTGGATATTGCTGAAAAGCTATGTACTTGCAGTGATGAAATGTATATGAAGCTACTGCCAATATTTAAAGAGTTTTATTCATTGGTAGGTGATGCAGATGCAGAAATTAAATTTATCAAAGAACAGAGAAAGGAGTTGTTGGGTATATGAAAAAATTTATAACAGATCAGAGTAGAGAAATGACAGCTGCGGTTGACATGATTGGATTTATTCAGATCGGTGATGATGGCAGGTCTATCAATACAACATCATTGAACCTGTTGCAGATCGTAGCGGAAAAACATGAAAATGCTTCTGTACTTAATTATCACGAACTTGCACGTTATGACACGGCAGACCGGACAAGAAAAGTATATGATATGTTTTTGGACTGGCTGAACGCTGATACTGGGAATACCGTTTTTGTTTTCCCTGTATGGGATGAAGAAATAAATGATTTCAACCCATCTTGGAATGATCAGCATAAAAGACAGATTCCAGTAGTTTAGAAATGGCGGTAATAGATATGACACAGACAGAAAAACTAATAAATGAGATCAAAGAAATGCTGTTTTTGTGTAATCTTGTAGACTTGAAATGTATTCATAGCATGTTAAGTGAACTGACGAAAGATAAGAGAAAATAGTTGTACAGGCTCATATAACCGCTATTTTACAGCATTTCAGAGGTATGCGGTAAATTCTTCATTGTGATGTAAAAAGCGGTTATATGAAAAATCCTTAAGTATTTCGGGTATCTCTCACGTGCGCACGAAAGGGGTGATGATATGGAGTGTATAGAGGTCAAACAGTTCAAAGAGAAAATAAAGCATGATGCAAAATCAGCAACATTTACAGATTGCCGGGGTAAGAATCACACTTTGATATTTGGATATCAAAAAACCGGATACGGTCAGAAACGGTTCTTTCTTTGCCCTAAGTGTTCAAAACGTGTAACAAGACTGTATTATTCGGATGGTGCATATTATTGCCGGGAATGCGTTGGAACAGACGTATATAAGGGCATTAAGAACATGACAAAGGGCGGTTCGAATGAAATAGCCTACAGAATGAAAAAATACGCATATGAGCATGATATAACGTTTGATTTTCCGTTTGATTATATGCAGTTTATCAATGATAAAAGGACAAGAAAGCAATCTTTCTTGAAACAGTTGGCGGTATTACAGGGATTGGAAAACATGAGATTTCAGGCAATTATGAGTAAAACAACATATAGTTCAAAGGTGTTATCAAGCGTGTGCCGGGGAAAACATCCGTTATTATCAGCGGTAACATTGTATGATCTGAAAAACAGGTTTTATGATTGGAATACAGGAAAACAGATCATTGTATATAATGCCCGGTCTATTATCAGATAAGGTGGAAAATAATGACAGGTGCAGAAAAATATTTAAAAACATTACTCGAACAGAAAGAGTATATAAACAATATGATCAGACGTAAGGAAGAACTAATTGAAAAAGCAAGGACAGTCAAAACGGTTGATACTTCTATTGAACGTGTTCAGACCAGTCATAACACTGATCGTATTTGTGACATCGCAACGGAGATTGCAGCACTGGAACAGGAAATTGAGGAAGAAGATGCAAAACTTTGGAAATCAATATATGAGTTTAAGCAGTTAATGAATAATGTGCATTATATAGCTTATATAAGGGTTCTGAATCAGATTTATTTTCTGTTCCATACACCTGAACGTGCTGCACAAGAATTGAAGCGGTCAAGGTCGTGGATATACACCAAGCATGAAGAAGCAGTAAAAGCATTTGAACAGGGAAATGAAGAATTTTTAAACAGGTGGGTGATAGAGCAAATGAACCAGTTATATGAGATTCAACAGAGGAAACAACAGGTTGAAGATGAAGAATCAGAGATCAGAGCCACGTTGTTGGAAACTATGAAGAAAGAACAGATTGAAAAATTGGAAAATGTGAAAATTAAGATTAATTATATTGATAAGTCTTACCGGAGAACGGTGAACGGTAAACTTCTAAGAGAGTTATACCCGAATGCATTCCGGGATTGTACAAACAGATCAGAAGTACAACCACATTTGAGAGTTCAGATGATGTCAGCATGACCGGAGAATTAAAAGTTGAATATGTTGTTGGTGGTACAACTGTAAAACATTATATGACCCAATTACAGCTTTCGGAACTACTGAAAGACACAGATATTATTCTATTGTCTGTAAATGCTCCAACAGTTAAACGGTACAGAAGAAAGAAACGATAGATCAGCGGAATACACAGGAAGGTGATATTATCAGCAAGAATGAACAAGCATTGAACAAATTGAAATCGTTGG